ACCTAACATAGTATTAGACTCTGTATGATAAATAAAACCATCCCCTCTTGTAACGATCAATTTATAATAAGTAGAATCTTTGATAATAGATCTAATCTTTAATGTCTCCATATCTAGATTAGCAATATCTAAGAATCTTTGAGCTGTTTGTTTTTTATTTGTATCAACAGTTTCTCCATTGATATACTTATCCATGTTATCATACATGATATCAGTAGGAGTAGACTTCTTATACTGAGGACTATTAGGATCAACAACCTTACATACATACATAAGTTTGTTTACATTCTTATTAGATAATTTCTCTAACTCAGCAAGAGCTTTATTTCTAATTTTCTTAACTTCAGTTTTGATAGATGCAGTTTCTTCAAACTTATCTAAATAAAACTTATAGTTACCTTTTCTAGCTACATCTAAACTTTTAGCTACAATACTAAATCCACCTGCTTCAATAGCTTTTAATTTAATAAGATCATGAACATCAGTTGGATTTAAAAAGACAGGCTCATTACCCACTCTAATTACAATCTTAGCCCAAAAATCATCATTACTAGGAGAAAGAAGTTTAATCTTGTTCCAAAAATCTTTGTCATCAGGATCAACAAAGTTTGTTGCCATCTCTGCTTCTAATCTTGAAACAATGTTTCTGATTTCTTTTGCAGCTGCTTCTCTTTCTTCAGTAGGTAACTTTTTAATTTCAGGAGCATATTCATTTAGACCTGTAACCCATCTTTTGATCCCATTGATCTCAAGACAAGCTAATTGTTCCTCGTGGAACACTCCATCAAATAAAGCTAAGTCATACTTTTCTAATCCCATGTTGCTTTTAGTTGGATCAACATAAGGTCTAATGGCAATAGTACTTGTATACTGTTTGCCAACTGGGGTTGTTTCTACAATTGTTACACTCATTTTTGTTGGTTTTTTGTTGGTTTTATTTATCTAGTTATGGAGTTGTAATCCATGATTTATCAATTACTTTATATTCAAATAATAATTTTACTGAGTCAGCTGTATTTAAAGGCAATGAAGCTAATCCTATAAATTGAAAAAGTTGTGTATTTGTTACAGCATATGCTGAAGGCACTGCTGCACTTTTATATTGTATAGTAGAATGACTTGTGTTACCTACATTAAAACTCACACCTCCTCCAAACATATTTTGCCATCCGTGAAATCCATCATCTACTCCAAAATAGTAATTGGTACCTACAGGAGTATGAGGTGTAGCAAGAGAAACTATTACTGCTAAAGAAACAGGTATAATATATTTACCATCAGCTATAAGCTGATTCATTTGTGCAGTATTAAATGTATATAATGAAGTTCCAAGACTATTAATAATATTTCCTGGAATTACAATTTGTTCAACAAGGGTATAAGAATTAGAAGATCCACCTGAAGGATTATTATTAATCTGATCAATCAAATAATTGATATGACCAAATGCAGCAGGCCAATGTTGAGCTAGATCATTCTTAGGAATATATGGATCTGGTACTTTAGGTATTAATTTATCTATAGCCATTATGCTAATGTTTTAATTTCATAATATAAATAGAAAGCCCCTTTTCCATTTGTACCTCCATTTGGAACAGGACTTGCATTGTAAATTTTAAGATCAAGTCCATTTACTGTATATCCTGATGCTATTACATAAGGAACAAATTCATCTCCTGATACAGGACTATAGTAAATACTTGTTTGAAGATACACTTTATCTCTATTTGCAATATTTAATACAGGACTATTAACTAATGTGATAACTGTATTAGTATCAAATGCAGGGTCAGGTACTAGACTTGCATCATATAACTTTTGAATTTCAATAATTCCTTTATTAGAATTAATAGGAAGAGATGTAGATTGATCAAGTTCTAATGTATAAAAGCTAATATCACTCAAATCATTAATGATAAGATTGACATGAGCCATTCTAGCTACTACTGCTTCTGCATCTGTAGCTCTTTTTAAAATAACATCTGGTGATGCTGGAAATAATTTATTAAGTAAGTTGAAATATCCCATCTTTTTATTTTGTTACAATAATAAGAAAAAGGGGGGAGAGTTTGCGGCCCTCCCCCTGATTCTTTTTTATTATTAGAATGATCCTCCAGTAATAGGGTTTCTCATAACAATCTTCAATACCTTGGTAGGGTCTTTCACCCAAATAGCTGGCATTGTTTGAGTCATGTAAACTCTATAACCATTGAATACTCCATTTGATTGGAATCCTTGAGTTCTTCCCATGTAATCCATTGTACCATTTTGGTAGAACCATTTTAATTGGTTATCCCAAGAAAGTTTCAATAAGAAGATATTATCATTTGTGTTATCAGTGATATCAAAGATGATAAAGTTGTAAGAAGATAATGGATATCCATCAATCATTGGGTTTTCAATGTCATTTGTATGAACATTGTCAAATGCAGGATTCAATACAAACTTCACATTTGCTAAGAAAGGAATTGTGTAGCTAGTGAATGCAAATCCAAAGTTCAAGTCCATACCTGTACCAGTGATAGCTCCAATACCACCACCACCATTAGTACCAGCATTGATAACTAAACCTGCAGAGATAGCCTCACGTTTGATAGCCTCATTAACAAGCTTCATTCCACCAATACCTGTTTGAACAATAAGTTCACGCTTAGGATCTGGTCCTTTGAACTCAACCTTACCATTGTAGAAGTTGAAGATCTCAGCACGGAATAATTCAAGAGAGAATTGACCTTTGTTGTAGATACGCTTGTAAGCACTATCTAATTGTTTCCAAAGACCGACAGATAATCTGATATCATCTGGACCATCTTGCTTAATTCTACCACCTTGTCCCCACATTAAGTAAGTTTCAATGTCAGTAGCAATCTTGCTTAAGTGAGCTGCTTCTAAAGCTGTAACAAATGATCTTGTTAAAGTACCATTGTCATATGCTTTCTTTACATACTCTTTACCCATCTTAGAAACCATTGTCTCTAATGAAGTTACAGAAGGATCCATATTTTTGTCAAACATTCTCCAGATCTCAGTAACAGGTAATGTTCCATCTGCATTTAATCCACCTTTCATCATCAACTCAGCACGAGAAGAAACTGAATAGTGAACATGAGCTTCAGCACCACCAACATAGTTGTAGTACTCACGGAATCCTGTTTGAATAGAGATATCAGAGAATCTCTCACCATACTCACCACGAGCAGAACCTTTTCTAAAGAATTTAGTTCCAGCTTGTCTGTATTTTGCATCTAATTGAGCAGTATTATCATTGTTCACCAATTGAACAGTGTAGATGAAACCATCACCTGCTGGAATAATATCATCAGCTGTGATGTAAAGTTCCATACCATTGTACTTATCATAAGTGATGATATCACCATGACCAAAGATACGCTTGTTCAATTTGATTTTAAAGTTAACTCCATCTGCTCCTACAGCTCCTGATTCTAAGTCTTCAACTACATAAGGAAGATCTTGTACTGTTGGAGTTTGCCATTTGTACTCTCCACGAGGGTTGTCCACCATAATAGTGTTCTTACCTCCAAAAGAAGCCATCTGATAAAGAGGCATCTCTACTTTTTGAGCCATTGCCCATAGATCCACTGGACCCATATCCATCGGTTCTGTGCCTCGTAACATATTGACAAGATGGTAACTGTCAACATGAGAACTTGCTTGATACTGAGTATCACGCAAGAAGAGGCCATTGTTCATTACTGGTGTAGCCATTTTTTCTAAATGTGTTTAAGTGTTATTAAAGGTTAATGTGTTATCTTTTAAATATATTCTGTTGTCTAGGAATAGTTCTTCTTGCAGGCTTTTGAGGCTCATCATCTGTCATTTGAGTGGATGATAACTTTCTAGCTTCTTCAGTCTTTAACTTTCTTACAGTATCTTGAGCAACTTCATTTTTAGCTGTCTGCATAAGTTGTGATTTGTATCCAGTAGGATCTGCTAATAACCACAATGCTTCTGCAACTAAATCATATCTTGGTTCTACAAACTGATATCTTTCTAGTAAATGACCTAATAAGTTAGTTCCTTTTCCTTGTAAAGATTGATATTTAGGTTGAGTAAGTTCTGTAAATAAGAATGCTTGTGTTTTCTTATCTAATCTTAATCCATTTAAATGTCCATCCTTAAGTGTTGTATAGACATTATCAATGTATTGATTAGCAGCCTCTTCCTGTTGTACTTTAAATTGCTCTTGTTGTTGCAACTGATAATTAATCACTTGCTCTTGCATCTTATCTAACTTAGGCTTAAACTGATTAGCTTTCTTTCCTAAGTTTCCAAGATCTTTCCAAGTTTCAATTTCTTCATCAATCTCATCTTCTGTACCAAAATTAGTGGCTCTAAGATATTGTCTTGCAATGTGTTCTTGATCATTCTCATCACTAGGATCTAGTTGTCTAACTTCCTCTACATGAGATAAAGCTTTAAATAAGCCTTTTAAATCTTGACCACCATCTGAAATATACTTATAAGCAGCTTTTAGTTCATCAGGTAAACTATTAAAGAACGATGCAGGTACTTCCTGCTTTACTCTATTTTCTCTCTCTTCAAAATTAGCTTGGAGTAATTCCTTCCAATCTTTTGAAGAATATTCATCAAGAGGTTTCTCATCATCAAAAGGTACAATAAGACCTTCATCAATTAGCTTAGAGAATGTATCTACTAAACCACTCTTGTCTACTTTTGGTCTGCCTGGTGACTTTGCATCTTCTTCTAACAAATCATTATCTAAGATTTGTGTCAAAGCTTCTTTAGCAGCCTCCACATTTACTGGAGTTTCTTCTTTTTTATCATCAGTAGCAGTTTCAGTGACTGCAGCTTTTGCTTCTAAGAATGTAGTATCTAAATCTTTTGGTTTAGAAAATACAGTTGTTTTAGCAGACTCTGGTGCTGTTAGAATATCATCAGCACCTGGCATTGGTAAGAACTCATCCAGGTTCAATCCTGGGGCATTGTTTTCTTGGGAACTCATATGTTGTTGGTTTTAAGTTTGTTCCTATATTATAATATATGCAATTTTAAACTTTAAAAGGTTATCAGCCAAAATTTAATTTTAAAATTGTTGCACTATATAACTAAGTTTATTTTTTTGTTTTTGAATCGTATTTATTTTTATTTGTTTTAGCAACTTGCAATTGTTTTTCAGCAATTTCTTTTCTTGTCTGTAACTCTTGTTGCTTTAAATCTATATGCTGAGATTCTCTATTATTTTTATTGATCTCTTGCTCACGTCTTAGATTCATCTCTTCATCACTCTGTCTTTTCTTATCAAGATATTGTAGAGAATCTAAGTAATCACTTTGTTGATTTGTGTTAAGATCTCCTGTTTGATAACCAGCTCCTTTAATCTCAGCCACTTGAATTTCAGTTTGTCTATCCAACATCTTTTGCTCAGCTTCAAATTTCTGTTGAGCATCTTGCATTTTCTGTTGAGATTCAATTTGTTGCTGTTGTAATTGTTGCTCATGTTGCATTTGCTCTTGACGTTGAGCATTTGTTTTCTGCTCAATAGCTTTCATAGCATGTGTAACCTCAGCCATTGAATCAGCCTTAACAATAGAAGCAAGATCATAGATACTAGCACCAGCAGTATTGTTCTGAATAGCCATTTGCTTGATTTGCTCCATCACTTGTTTGTGATTAATCTTAGTAGATACAAATACATTTAACTCTCTGGATAACAATTCAGTACCATTAATTTGGAAGTTAACTTTCTCATCTAAAGATGTCATATAAGATAATCTTACAGATGGTCTATTAGAATGATAATACTGAGCTAAGTCTGTTCTCATCTGATGTACTCTTGGCATTAAATGCTCAGAGTGTTGTACAAAGTACATTTCAGTTTGAGAGTAACTTGCATTAATAGATTGTTCTATACCTGTTGCTGTTTCTTGAGAATTTACTTGACCCATCCTTTGTGGAGTGATACCAATAATCTCATAAGCTTGTTGCTTAAAGTAATTACTTAATTGAATCCTTGACATTAATCTTTGTGTCTGTTCAAGATTCAATACTTGATAATGATTAAATCCTAATGGATTTTCAGTGTTAGTAATACTAGTATCTAATGGTAATATCTGGAAGTCTTTCATTGCAACATATGCTTTAGCATAATTGTTTCTTCCCCAATCTTCACCTGCTGAATGTTTAGGTAAAGCATTGTGATCCAACATGATAACTGTACCTAATTCATCAACTAAAATATCAGCAATCTGGTTATTTACTAAGTTGTATCCAATTTGGAATGGCTTCATCTTATCAACCATAGATACAGATCTAGAGTTACGATCTGTAAACACTGATCCTTCTACAGGAAGCTTACAACCATATAAAGTGTAGTCTCCTTTAAATTGAAACTTCACTGGTTTGATATTTAAGTAGATAGGTTGGATACCCATGTAGTCAGCATTACCATAGAAGCTTGGTCTATTAGGACCTACTTTCAATCCACCCCATACTTGGTTAATCCAAATCCACTTAATATGCTCTCCTTGTATTAATGTATTCTCATCTTTTACTTTCATAACAGATGTATTATACTGAGGAGGTACAGTAACTTTATAATCTTCTGTAACTACTTCATGGAATTTCATTCCTGTTTCTGGATCAATCTTAGTAAGATGACCCACCATTCTTTGAGATTTCCAATAAACTGTAGTTACTCTAAGGAGTTGGTATGTTCCAAAGTCTTGTAAGTCTTCGCTTTCATTGAGAATGCGAGTAATAATATCATCACCAGCAGCCAAGAAGTAGTCATTAACACTAGTAAACTGCCTAAAGCCAAGACTAGGAGAACTAACATTCCACTGATGAGAACGGGTGCCATCATAAAAAGTACCATCATTTTGGTAACCCTGAATAGGATAGCCTGCAGCTTTTTTAGGGTAAATGCTTTCGAGTGATCTAAGTTGTTCATCATTCATTAAATATCCATATCTGTCAAGGATGTCAGATACAGTGTGAAGTTCTATTTTACCTACAAAGTTTCCTTGAGAAATGTATCTTATATCTGGTGACTTATGATAGAATGTAATAACTGGATTCCATAATTCTATTTCATAGTCATCTTCATCCATTCTAAAATGCCAGAACTCTCTATCTCCTACAAGCATATCTTTAAATGCTCTAATCTCAAGTTCTTTCATTTTAAATCTTTCAGTGTCTGCCTGATGCTGATGATCAGCCCACTGCTCCACCATAGATCTATAATCTTTCTTAAAGAACTCTTCAATCTCTGGTAAAGACTTTATGTTTTCAGGAGACATTGCTTGTTTAAACTCATCTGATTCTGGGTCTGCACCTTGCTGAATCATAGAAGAAGCAAGTTTCATTTCTGCTTCTTTTACAAGAGTATCTTCAATCATAGCTCTCTTTTCTTCAAGCATCTCATTATAACTAATGGGATCTGTGCTTACATATTGCACTTTATCTGATCTCTTTGCAAACTCCCCTAACATTACATTTACAACATTAGGAATAATAGGATAAAACTTAAGTTCTAAAGCTGATGCATCTTCTCTTGTTAGAGTTTCTATTAAATCCCCATATTCATTATCTTCTTCTACTATATAATCTGTTCTATCTATAATACCATTTGCAAGTTTATAGTTTTTTAAAAGCTTTCTTGCATTTCTTCTAATTTGTCTAAGACCTTCCATCTCAAACCAATCCATATTCCATGCACCCCACTCACCATCTTTTTGTGTATAAGGTAAGAACTGAATAGGCTGAGTAAGTGTACCCATTCTAGTGTGATCAGCTTTCACACCAGATTTGGCTTGCATTGCATTTATTACTAATGGCATAATCTTCTTATTTTATATTTCTGAATGCTTGTTTTACAAATTTCTTTTCACCACGAGGAACAGATCTTCCAATATTACGAAAGGGGTTTCTATCTAATTTAGTGAAATTTGGTGACTTTTGCGAATTATTTCTAGGATTTGTTTCAGTTTCAACCTTATGTGGCATTCCTCTATTAGATTGTTGCACCTTAGCAAAAGCCACTAAAGCACAAAATGCAACCAATCTATCCACGTTTAATCCTTCTCTATATTGCTGCATCTCCTTTAATAATATAGGATCTGGGATTCTTTCTACACCATATGTAGTCTTTACAATATCCCCATTCTCTTTTGTTTCATGGTCTATCTCTTCTGTTAAAAACTGCACACCGTATGATATCATATGTGTTTTAAATAATGTACCTGTGTTCTTCCAACCATATTCTTGAAACACATTAGCATTAGAACCTAAATCTTTTAAGAATAATATCTGTGACTTAGGTACTAAATATCTTTGTTTCTTTTTAAAGATCATGTGTTGTATAAATAATGATATATTATTTTCTACTATAGTCCATGCTCCATAATAAGTGATCAACTTCTCTAAAGTTTCATGTGTCTTGGTAAGATCATCATATCTACCACACCAAGATGCAACTATCTTATCACCTTCAATAGCATTTTCTATACTACCATCTAGTTTCTTTTTAGTTATTTGCACAGGACTCTTGTACACAAATATACTACATAATGAATCAGATGTAGTTGTCTTTCCTTCACCCACAGGATCGACTGATGCATAGTATGTACCAAATGGTGCATCTTTCATAGGCTTCTCCCATATAAGAATAGCACCTTCTTTATTATCTGTCTTAGGAGATAATGGAAATTCCATAATAGGTAATCTCTTAGTTGGTTTACTTTCTATATTACCTTGTGCATCATACTCTAATTCTACAGCTTCACAATAATATTCTTTATCTTCTATCCTTCTCATTTGTTGTGTAATTAAATGTAAAGGCCAGATAGATGCACTTCTTGTAGCAAATGCTTCTTGAATATTAGTTGGTTTCTGAGATATCCTTAACTGATAATCATTAGCTTTCAAGGTTTTCTTCCACACCTTTCTTTCTTCCATGATCATATCCAATGCCTTCTCTACCAATGAGTTACCATACTCATCAATACAAGGTTGCATAGACCACTGCTCAGGTATGAATAAACCACACTTCCCAATTTGATTTTGATCATCCATCAAGTTGGTTTCCACTGCTAGTACATCTTTAGAGTCAGGATTATAGATGATATCTCTCAGTGGTTCACACTGATCCAAGTCACCCACTGATCCTGCAACAGCAAACATACCTGTATAGATCATACCAGATTTTAAAGCTGGTAACAAGTACTCAAGAGTTTCATTCATTCTTGGTGCAATACCTGCTTCCTCATGGAAGAAAAAAGAACAAGGACCCCCAACACCATTTGTAGGATCCTTCTCTAAGGTAACTCCAAGCATTACTGATTTTAATCCCACATCTTTTTTTCTACCACCCTGACTAATCTCAATCTTCTGTTCCCAGTTAAATGTTTTATCTGGTTGTGAAGGTCTATACCAAGCAGTGTGTGTATTCAAGAAGTTTCTATACTCATCTAAAAATCGCCATGTACCTTTCTCATTGATATAATCTTTTAAAGAAGCAGCTATCTTATTTACCCAACCTTCTTCAAACCAATAACCATTAATCATCTTGGCTGCATGGTAATAAGAAGAAGCAATCTGTCTTTTCTTTAGAATAGCTACATGCTTATATGAATACTTTGCAAGGTCTTCATATAATGCCATATGATACTGAGCATCTCTTACATCTGGGAATCCAAACCTAGCAATCTCTTTATTGTAGATAGGAAGGAAGTTAAGCCACATGTAATAGTCCCTACTAAGGTACCAAGTGTTTCCTTTAGACTTGAAAATAACCCCCATTCTACACTTTTCTTTTTCTGTATCCCAGTAGTGAATAAAATCTTTGGATCGTTGAGGGGCTGCACAGTAGAATCTATTTTTATTGAATAGTCTAGCCTGCTCATTGAATTTGAAACTTGTTTCATCAAATCCATATTGCCCTGGCTCTTTAAAAATGGATTTGAGGAATTCAACAAATTCTTCTCTCGTATTGTAAGTCGTGTGAAGCCAGAGTTTGGTATCTGCATCATAAGTAGGTATTTTAATGAAGTAATCCATTAGTTATCTTTAATCTTATCAATCTTTTTTGTATCACACTCAAACTTGATAAGGATGTCAATAAGTGTTTCTACTT